AAACGTTAGTAACGGTCACATGTTGTTACAAAGTGACGGTCACTTTTACCGGGAATGCTGTCACAACGTGCTGGCCGGGGAATTTCGCCGCAGCGGTATTCGCCTCAGTATATGTGGCATAGACCGCACCTTTGATGCCGTCGAGTCCCTGATTGCGCGCGACGTTCGCATAGAGCGTGAGTTCAGATGGCGCTTTCATCTTCATACGCAAATCAGACGTCACGACCTTTTCAAGCCCACGTAGATCGCTATCTATAACTACATCATCGCCCGACATGCCGATAAATCGAGCGTCAAACCACAGCTTGCCACCTTCGTGTCCTTTTGCAACTTTGCATTGAATTGGCGCACCATCCTTTACTTTTTGCAAATCAAATGGAAACTTCACTACAAATGGTGCGACCACCGTCGATGCACTGCCGGGCAATTCCGCCACATACCAAGAAAACGTGCCGCCCGGCGACTTCTCCTGACGAAACGTTACGCCTACCTTCCCTGCCGCCTGTACACACTCCCCATGACGTTTAGAAGTGTCCTGCGCGTGTATCAACAGGTCGCGCAATGCCGTCTTGTCGCGCTCACCGGTGTCGATCTGTTCTTGCATCTTGTCGAAGTATGAGAACAAGCGTTTCGTCGCCTTGTCGACTTCTTCCTCCGTGTGTTTCAACCGCACGTCGGTGATTGCCACGTGCGGCGTGCGGCTCAAGTCGACATGCGCATAGATCGCGCGGTGCAGCGACTTGAGCAAGCTACCAAGTTCAGTTTGTTTTGCCATGATTTGAATTTGTCCTAGAAACGATAGGTGAGAGTTACAACGTTTGCGCCGGTCACAAGGCCCGGATTGGGGTTCCACAACTGCCGCACATTGTAGTAACGGTACGACAGACTCAATGGACCGCGCGATACGCTCGCGCCGACAACATAGCCGAATTGTACTGTCGTCTTGTGGGAAAGGTCTTGCCACTGGTCGGCAAGGTTGTACAACGATTCGTGCCACGTCTGCCAGTAGGCCCAAACGCCCGCTTCGACACCAACGCGCCAGCCGTAGAGCGTATAGCCGACGTCAAGTGTCACAGGGATGCCCTGCACGTGACCATGGCCATTGAATGGGCTGAATCGTTCACCCTGGTATCCGGTGATGCTATGCGTCTGACCGTTGTATTGATCGTCAGGCACGCCCATTACACTCGCGCGTTGCTCGCCAAGGTACGCATAGTCAGCGTGATAGCGCACATCGACCGAACCACGCTGATATAGTTCGCCCGTGATACCAGCAGTTATAACGGGGAACGTCAACTTCTCACGATTGTCAGGTGAGCCGTCCTGAATCCACGTGCCGTCACCCATATCTTTCGCGAGTCCGACGCCGACGCCTGCCTCAAACTGGAACCAGTCCTGTGCGTGAGCGCTAACAGATGCGAGCGCTACGGCTACCGCGATTGCCAACTTTTTCATTTCACACCTCACATTGGTTGATGATGGTATGAAGTATAGAACCGTTACTAACGGTTTGGCAAGTATGACCGCAAAAGAAAACGCCCCATCGGTCAGAATGGGGCGTTTGGTAGTTGCAGGGCGCTCAACCGTCAGCCTTCTATATCCGGTGCCGCCGTCGCTACGCAGAACGGTCACGGTCCAGAAAATGCAGCGCAGTTGTTACGGTACAACCACCGATGCACATTCTACAACAACGTCGCGGTTGCGCATACGGGCCGATTCGCGTCGACGGCGAAGTTTTTCGCGCCAGTCCGATCCGTCATTGACATCAGTGTGACGGATCGTTACGCCTTTGACCTTGACATACACGTGCTGATTCGGCTTGACATCACGACTGGTCAGCGGCGATATGCGAAGGTCCGAACCCGGCAGCACGTCGAGTCGTTTAACGACTTCCTTGACGATCAGATAGTGTGTCATTGGAACGAACACTTCGATTGACGGATTGGGATAGAAACATTCAACCGTCTTGCTGCAAGGCACCTTGGCGAACTTGAGCAGGCGCGAAATGTCGGTAAGGGTCATGATTGCGCCGCCTTGAATGCCACTTCGAGCGCAGCAAATACACCGACATCCTGCTTGTCGAACTTGTTGCCGCCGCGAGGGATATGCAGCGGTTCACGCAACGTGCATTGCGCTTGCGCCGCTGCGGCTTGTGATGAAAACGCGAACGCCTGCGGCCCAACGAATATGCGGTGACCGTTGACGGTGATGCGAACAGGTGTAGTCATTTAAACATTGCCCCTATGATGAAATGCGCTATCGTTCCTGCACCGACCGCGCTAATTGCGAAAGTAGCGGCCTGCGTCCATCTAACGATGCGCGGTATGGCGTTACTGACAACGCCCCAACAGGCTATGACGAATGCAATGCACACGACAGTTTCCATTAAAACTCCGATGTGGGTTAGGTCATCAGAGTATAAACCGTTACTAACGTTCATGCAAACAATGACGATTTCTTTTCCTGCGGTGCGTATAGGATCATCACAGAGTCCGCATAGTTCGGCGAGCGCGTGCCGTCTGGTGTCTTGTCGATGATCATCTGACCGGCCGTGTTGATGTCGTATGTCGGCTGTGACAGTTCTGCAACAAGCTTGGTCCGTACGTGCGGCGGTATCTGTTCGCTGATGCTGATAAGTTCGTCAGGATCAAACACCGCGCCATCCACCACCGCGCGGTGCGTCTTCTCAAAGCGCATACGCAATGACCACCATGATTGTGCTTTCAGGTTCTTGAAGAAATCTTCGTTCTTGCGCGACCCGACACCACGGTCATCGCCTTTGTAGACCAGCGCGGTAGGGTTGACGACAGCACCACTACCTTTGAACTCAGTGAACTTGCGTTGCGATCCTTTGCGGTTGTCCCGACCGTTGATCTGCGCCGCGTCGCCGCGTACACCAGCGCCAAGCCCGTCGCCGTCATACCGGCAGTTGTCATAGTCAAATTCATCACAGCGCAGGAACGCCTGTTCCGTTGTCCAGAATATTGTTTTGCCCTGACCGCTCCAGGCATCTATGTGCTGTAGCTCGATACCATGTCGACCGGCCCATGCGTTCAGGTCAAGTCCCTCATCCGCCACATCAAGCGCCGAACGACGTTCACCTTTGATCGTGATACCGAGCTTACGCGCAGCACCGATGGCAGATTGTATCCATGCGGAAGGTATGACAACACCCTGCTTGGATGCTGAATAGTCAAGGTCAATTTCTTGCGCAACGATAAGCGGGTTAAGGTTCTCTTTCTGCTTTTCATACCATGCCTCATCCTTGCGCGGATCGTCACGCCACTGGAAGGTGAATACACGATGTTCGGGCCAACTGTGACGCTTCTCTGCGAACGGGTTGTCAAAGCCATTGACCGAACTGATGTCAATCAGGCAATTCGTGTTCTGTGACAAAGCAGCGTCGCTCAGTTGGGGCCGTTCAATAAACGCCGCTTCGTCACGGCAATAAATGGATGCGCGACCGCCCCGGCCGATGTTGTCGCCTGCTTCACCCCGGATCACTGCGCCAGTTGACGGTATCGTGATAAGCATCGACTTGTCGCAGTCCCGTCCACCCATGACCCAACCGCCCCGGAACTCAACTGGCAGCAATGACAGGAACATGCGGATTTTGAAAAATAGACAGTCAGGGTCACCGGCACGATCAACAAGGATTTCCTTGCGCGACCCGAATCCGCCTGTGAACCCTTCGTTAGTAACGGCCAGTGCGGTGAACAGTGACACCATCATCCATGAAAGGCCCATATCGCGCGACTTGTCACTTACTGCAAATTCTTTGGCTTTCCAACGCTCGATGACCCATTGCAGAAACTCACGTTGACGTGGGAACAGGATCAACGGCAGCATGGCGGGGTACTGTGAGCCGACATTACGCGGGTCATACGTACATCCCCAATCTTCGATCAGGTCGATTGGATTGTGACGATAATGCGTCAGGACCGCTTTAAGCAACGCCGGATCGGCGCGTAGCTGATGGAGCTTGTCGACGCGCCATTGAAAGATGCGCGAGTAGTCGGGAGCACGGAAGTCGTGCGCGTAGGGGTAGGGCATGAAAAAGGGCCATAGTTATGAGCTATGACCCTAGTGTAACGTCGGTGACGGTTTGATCTAGCTATACAACTCGTCAATGGTATCGCGCGCTACGTTCCGGCGCAGACCATCAATTACACGAACGATAAGTACTGTTGAACCCTGCACGCTGTCGATGATCCACGAATCAAGCGTATCGCGTTCAAGAATGAGCGTATCGGGTTGGATAGGGATACGGATATCGGTCAGCATCACATTTCGCGCAAAATCGTCAACAATGTATCGCGTTCGAATTGCCACGCCGCCGACCGCGCCGACCACGTCGACTCCGCCGACTCCGCCGCCGACCGCGCCGACCACGTCGACTCCGCCGCCGACCACGCCGACCACGCCGACCACGCCGCCGACTCCGCCGCCGACCGCGCCGACTCCGCCGCCGACCGCGCTGCCGACCGCGCTGCCGACTCCGCCGCCGACTCCGCCGCCGACTCCGCCGCCGACCACGCCGCCGACCGCGCTGCTGACCGCGCTGCCGACCGCGCTGCCGACTCCGCCATTTCTTCAGTAGCGGTGTTTGTAAGTTCTGATTGGCAATAAACGATGACACTTTGCAACGCGTTACGAACATGTTCTGCATAGGGTTCGCTATTGTCTTTCAGACGCTCGATCTGCACTTTATGGCGAGCAATCGCCAAGTGCCATTTAACCGGCTCCAAATCCTTGCCGATCTGAACCGCGTCTAGCAAGTCGGTACCAAACTGCGGAGCTTCTGACTTCGGAATGCCTTCAAAAATTGAGTCAGCAAGACGAGCTAGCCATTCCGGCCAGCCAAGCTCAACAGGAAAGCGCGAATGATCGTACTTGTTGAGAGTACAACCGACGAAACAACCGCGACCGTTGTCATACCCCGTACCCTGAATGACATCGTCAGCCTTGCGATGCGCTTCGAAACGGGCCTGATACTTCAGTTTTACTGCCGGATCATTGTGATAGGAAAGCATATTTTCACCTATGAAGAAAAAGTCCCGATCTGTGCAAGCGCCGGGAAACGGGGGTTAATCAGATGCCAAAGCCGTCTTGATGTACGTCATCATCGTACGAATCTGCCAACGGTTGCGATTGCAGATAGAACCATGCACCAACCGGGCAAATCGGAGCACCTTCAATTACCTGCTGTTCCGTCATTTCGTGGCCAAAGTCGCGCAGATTACCAAAATCGTCCGTTACTGCGAACATGTCGGGCAACGCTTGCTTACGATAAAAGTACAGTTGCATTTCGTCACCTACTTGTTGTGTGAAAGTGTGACAAGTATAAAACCGTTACTTTCTCACCGTCAACAACTATTTGACGAACGAGCGCAACCACGCTGATATGGCGTCGACGGTATCTTTCGGAACAACAAACGTACCGCCATCGAGCCATACGGTACGTTTGCGCGGGCGATGCTTCAGATGTCTAACCTTCATCGTCAATGTATCCAAAGATTTCGACACGCACCTTGCACATCGGGTTGCGGAGCGCAAAGTACCGTGCATGACACACGGCACTAACCTTTTTCCAACTGGCCCGACCGTTCAGTATCAGCGTACGGGTCGACCCGTCAGGTTCTGTCACACGGATGTGCCAGTCAGCATCTTCACCGATAGTCAGGTTCTGTAAATGGCTGGTATGGAGCGTCATGGTAGTTTGCTCCAATAGACCTCCGACATACGCCGGTTGTCAATTATCCGGTCGCGCATCAAGGTGTAG